TTCCTGACACGGACCTAAAACAGGACAGCCAGGCCGCAGGTCGGTGGGAGACCAGCGTGGGCGGAGAGTATTTTGCAGCGGGTGTTGGAGCGGCGATGACGGGCCGAGGTGCGGATTTGTTGATTATTGATGACCCGCACTCGGAACAAGATGCTTTATCCACGACTGCATATGATAATGCCTATGAATGGTACACATCTGGCCCCCGGCAGAGGCTACAACCGGGTGGTAGTATCATTATTGTGCAGACTAGGTGGTCAAAGAAGGACATTACGGGCCGATTACTATCGGCACAGTCCAAGGATATCATGGCTGACCAGTGGGAAATCGTGGAATTTCCTGCAATTATGCCATCGGGGGAACCATTATGGCCTGAATTTTGGAAAAAGGACGAACTTCTCAAGGTCAAAGCTTCGCTGTCCGTGGGCAAATGGAATGCGCAGTGGCAACAGAATCCTACGTCCGAAGAAACTGCGATGGTCAAGCGCGAGTGGTGGAAAGAGTGGGAAGAGGACGACATTCCGGAGCTTGATTACATTATTCAGTCGTATGACACGGCTTATAGCAAGAAAGAGACGGCGGATTACTCTGCGATTACGACGTGGGGGGTATTTAGGCCGTACCGCACGGGTGAGGAGCATCTTATTTTACTGGATGCGAAGAAGGGTAGGTGGAATTTTCCGGAGTTAAAGACGATAGCGAAGGAGGAGTTTGAGTATTGGGACCCGGAGTTGATGTTGATTGAGGCGAAAGCTTCGGGTCAGTCTTTGGCAGATGAGATGAGGTTACTGAATCTTCCTGTTGCCACGTTTAGCCCCGGTCGTCGGAGGGGTGGTGGTCTTGATAAGACTGCTCGTATGCATATTGTTTCGCCTATTTTTGAATCTGGTAAAGTGTGGTATCCTTCTGGGGAGAAATTTGCTGATGAGGTCATTGAAGAGGTTGCATCATTTCCTAATGGCGACCATGATGACTTTTGTGATAGCATGACTATGGCATTGATGCGCTTTCGCCAAGGCGGCTTTGTCAGGCTTGACGGCGAAGAGTTTGAAGACGATTACGTTCCAAGGAAGCGGGAGTATTACTGATGGCAAAGCCCTTTAAATCAAGAAAAGAAATAGCTAAAGGTTTTCAAAAGAAACCTCCTAGAGTGTTTAAAAAGCAGGATAAGATAGCTTCTTTCATAAGAGCCATCCAAGGAGAGCTTCCTCCGTTTAAAAAACGCAAAAATGGTGGCGCAGTAATGAAAGCTCGTGGCGGCACATTTAAAGGAACATTTTAATGGCACTACCACCAACAGCAGTAGAAATGGCTATGGGTCCAGGCGGCCCAGGCATGACAGCAGAAGAACAAATGACCGAGGTCCAACTTCCGTTAATCGATGATTTACCAGAGGGCATCATGCTTGCAGGTAATGAAGAGATGGTTGAGGTTGAGGCAGAAGTTTACAATCACAATGCGAACTTGGCTGAAGTGCTAGACGACTCGATCCTTGGATCTTTGTCCTCGAACCTTAGTGGCAAGATTGATGAAGACAAGTCTTCTCGTGAGGAGTGGGAGGAGGCGATTGCCAGGGGTTTAACGCTGTTGGGCATTAATTATGAAGAGCGGAATGAGCCGTTCATGGGTGCGTCTGGTGTAACACATCCGTTGTTGTCGGAGGCTGTAACTCAGTTTCAGGCACAGGCGTACAAGGAAATGCTCCCGCCGGGTGGTCCTGTAAAGACACAGATTATAGGACAGCAGACCAAGGAGGTTGAAGATCAGGCCCAGCGGGTCAAGGATTTTATGAATTATCAAATTACTGAGGTTATGGAGGAGTATGATCTGGACACAGATCAGATGCTTTTCTATTTACCGATTACGGGTTCTACGTTCAAGAAGGTTTATTTTGACCCTGTCCGCCAGAGGGCTGTGTCGAAGTTTGTGCCTGCCGAAGATTTGATTGTACCGTACAGCGCGACTGATTTACAGACAGCGGAGCGATACACTCACGTTGTTCGCATGAGCGAGAACGATATCCGAAAGCTACAAGTAGGAGGTATATATCGTGACGTATCACTCTCAGCTTCTGAGGACGAGGAGGCAGATTCAACAATACGCGGTAAGTCTGATGATATTCAGGGTCTCCGTCCGGGTTACTCTGATGAAATGTACACGGTACATGAAGTCCATGTGGACTTGGACCTTGAGGGATTTGAGGATATGGACCAGATGGGTGAGGCAACAGGGATTAAGTTACCTTACATCGTTACAATGGATGAGGGATCTGGACAGATTCTGTCAGTCGTTCGTAACTGGCGTGAGACGGACATTCTCCGTCGGAAGCGTCAGTTCTTTGTTCATTATAAGTTTTTGCCTGGTTTTGGTTTTTATGGCTTTGGCCTACTTCATATGATAGGAGGGCTGTCTCGTGCAGCAACTTCAATACTACGTCAGCTTATTGATGCGGGGACTCTCTCAAATTTACCGGGTGGTTTCAAGGCTCGTGGTGTTCGCATTCGCAATGATGATGAGCCTGTTAATCCTGGTGAGTTCCGCGATCTTGACGCTCCTGGTGGGGATATTCGTAACGCCATTATTCCTTTGCCTTACAAAGAACCATCTGGAACGCTTGCCCAACTTCTGGGAGTTGTTGTTGACTCTGGCAGAAGATTTGCACAAGTGGCAGACTCAAAGGTCGCTGACGTTAATTCGCAAGCTCCAGTTGGTACAACAGTGGCTCTCATCGAGCAGGGTTCAAAAGTAATCAGCAGCATTCACAAGCGTCTGCATTACGCACAGAAAAACGAGTTTAGGTTACTTTCTGAAATCTTCTCCCTTAATCCCGTGCCATATCCTTATGCAATTGGGCCAAATATTCCGCCCACTATTATGGCGCAGGATTTCGACGGGCGGGTAGACGTTCTCCCAGTATCCGACCCGTCGATCTTTTCTATGGCGCAGAGACTGTCGCTGGCACAGACACAGCTTCAGTTAGCGCAAGCTGCACCGCAGATGCACAATATGTATGAAGCCTATCGGCGTATGTATGATGCATTGGATATCAAAAACATTGATAACATTCTGCCGCCACCACAACCTCCGGCCCCGATGGACCCCGGCATGGAAAATGCAAACGTGTTGTCTGGTCAGATGATTCAGGCGTTTCCAGAGCAGGATCACATTGCACACATCCGTGTTCATGCTGCTATGTTGCAACAGCCAGCCACTGCTTCTAACCCGCAAGCCTTTATGATGTTGCAGTCTCACGTTCAGCAGCATGTGGCTATGCATGCTCGTGATTTGGTACAGGAGATGTTCAACGGCGTGGTTCAGGAAGCACAGGCCCGTGGCGAGATGATACCACAGATTGACCCCGCTGCTCTTGAAGCTGCGGTTGCACAGCAGATTGCGGATACGACAGAACAGTTAGCTCCGCTTCTTACACCACCACAGCAGCCAGACCCGCTTGTTGCTATCCGTCAGCAGGAACTGGAGAACGATACGCAAGAGATTCAACGCAAAGCGATGAACGATGCGATGGACTTCCAGATTGATCAGGCTAAACTGATGCAATCATACGATTTAGCAAAGCAGCGGCAGAACTTGCAGCAGCAGATTGCTGAAGACCGTAACTTAGTAAACGTGTATAGAATAGACACACAAGCTAACTTGAAGAGGCAATAATGGCTGGCATAGCAGGTTTACTCACTCAACTACAATCGGCGTTTGACACGACGAATCAACAGTTAAATCAAAGTCTGGAGAGGATCAAACTGTTGGAAGAACAGGCTAGGCAAGTTTCTCAACCTTCTATTGGTGGTTCGGTGCCAGCAACTCCGGGTCCCGCTGATGGTTCAGCACAACCGGGTTTCAGTGCGGAACCAGGCGTTCCACCTGGTCTAGGACAGATAGAAGGTGGTTTTGACAACAGAGTTCCTATTTCAACAATGCCTACCCCGTCAATATTCGGTGGTGGGAGGTTTCCTGGTTCGGGAGGCTTTGGTGGGTTTCCCGGTTTCTCTAACCGTCAACCTGTCCCATTCGGTAATTTTGGACAGATGTCGACATCGCAACCCGCATCACCATTAGCTCTTAATGGGCTAGGTGCAATGTTCGGTAATATTTTTAGGGGTAGAATGTGATATGTTTCAGGCTCTTATTGGACCCATTGCTTCATTGGCTGGATCTTTTGTTGAGGGGCAAGTTTCCAAGCAAAAGGCGAAGGCAACTCTTGCGCAAACTGAGGCGGAAGCGAAAGCGGAGATAATGAAAACCGCAGCCACTCACGATTCCAAGTGGGAATTGATTATGGCTGAGTCTACAAAATCGTCCATCAAGGATGAAATAGTCACGGTAATTATACTAATTCCCTTAATTTTAGTCTTCATTCCAGGAATGGAACAGATTGTTAAAAATGGTTTTGACCGTTTGAACGAGCTTCCTGAGTGGTATACATACCTAGTTTTCCTTACAATATCAGCGGCACTAGGAATCAAGGGCGTAGATAAATTTAGAAAGAAGTAATAGTTAAAGGTGTTTTCTGATGAGTGCGGAAGAAGTAGCAAGGAAGCTGTTAGAGCTAAAAATACTACCACGTTTCATGATGCTGTGCATGACAGGCGTTTACATACGCTGTATTGAGTGGGCACTTTCGCAGCCGGATTTAACAACACAGCAGGCTTCGCTGATATCGGTGGTCACGGGGGCCATGACAGGCAGTCTGGCAGTCTGGCTGAACTCAGAAAAATGAAAGAGTTTGTCCTTGTCATTTCGATGTGGGGACACACGGGTGCCGAATGGGTTTAT